TTCTAGACTCTGTAAGTGTACCGATACTAGATAACGGCTGTACAGGGTTTACAATCAAGGGGGGGTGATATGCAGGATTCCGATAAAACAACCAATGCAACATCACCCCTGAAAATTAATCAACAATAAGGATAATATGATATACGCAGATGTGCAGAATGGTAAGGTGTCAGATTTTATTATTACACTAATGACACAAACCAAAGCTAAAAAAATCCGTGCAGGATTTATTAAAAAAGATGGTAGCTATAGAACAGGTAAGTTTGATTTAAAATTTAGAACTACTTGGAAACAATTAGATGGTACTATGTATAAACGTAAAGGTAAGAAGAGAACTACTAACCCTGATGAGAATATACTAGTGCATGACCTAATGAAGAAAGCACCTAGGAATATTCCTGTATCTAGATTGCTATGGTTTAGTGTAGGTAAAAAAGTTTATACTGTTAATAACTTAATAGATAATAGTAACTTTAGAATAGTTATGTTTGAAAAAGTTAAATTTAATAGTCTTAAATTATTACTTGATGAAGATAAAATGAAAGCCAAATGGGCTTTAAAGTTTTTAAATTAGTATGATGACTTTTAATTATGGGCTTGGTATGTTTGTATATAACATATCAGCCCTTATTGTGATTGCCCTTATAGCCTACAAAGTTTTAAGTTATGTTAGTAAAGAAAGAAGAAAGAGAGAACACCTTGAAAGATTACTTAAAAGAAAACCATGGAAAGAAGATACTGAATAAAACCTATAGGGTATATACTAACCCCCCCTGCAACGACAGGGAATCATATCACAGATTGGATCAAAATTCAATGCGTCATGTTGACCAAAGAAAAAAAATATGTTATCTATGTGATTCCAAAGCAGATATAATAATCAATAAAAAATATTACTGTGCAACGCATGGTATAAAATTACAGAGGTAATATGGAGAAAGCAATTACTGAGACGAGGACAAGATCGCCTGAAGAAAAAATATGGATAGGCATAATACAACAAGCATTTGAAGATGCCTTCGAGTTAGGCGTTGGTCACAACTTATCTATTGCAGAAATATCACAAGCTAGAAATTGGTTTTATACTAAGGCTTGTTCTGAAGCATGTGATCATGTAGGTACAACTCGTGATCATATATTAAAATTATATAACACACTATCAACTAGATATAAAACTGGACTCATAACTAAAGATCAGTTAAGATTAGCAGTAAGAAGATTGGAGAAAAAAATATGAAATCAAGATTAAAATTAATAGAGGGTAAGATAGGTACACTATCTAACACTACTAAAATGCCCTCGTATTCATGGGGTATACCTACAGAGTATTGTAAGACAGGTATGAAGTTAGCACAAATACCTGGCACTATCTGTAACAAATGTTATGCTGACAAAGGCTTTTATAAAATGCCTACAGTAAATGCAATGTATCAAAAACGATACGATGCTATAGAAATGAATGAGTGGGTAGATTATATGTCAGAGTTAATCACACAGAAGTATAAAAAGCTAGATAAATCAAGGCTTTATCACAGGTGGTTTGACTCTGGAGATATACAATCTTACTCGCATTTAATGAAGATCTTTGAAGTTTGTGAGAGTACACCACACATCAAACACTGGATAGCTACTAGAGAATATTCTATTGTGGATAAGGTAGATGAGAAAGATGTACCAAAGAATTTATGTTTGCGTGTGTCAGCTATTAAAGTTGATGGGGCTATACCTAAGTTCTGGAAGTGGACATCTGGTGTGCATAAACACAAACGACACAAAGGTAGAGAATGTCCTGCATACAAGCAAGATGGACAATGTAAAGATTGTCGTGCTTGTTGGGATCGTAAAGTTAAACAAGTAAGTTATAAGGAACACTAATGAAACATAAATGTACAGGTTGGGCAATAGTTGCAACAATGGAAAGACCAGATGGTACTTGGTATACAGATACCATTACAGATATAGATGATGACACAGCTTCATCTGTTGATACTTTTTTAACTGAATACTGTGAAGAAAAGGATAGAGATAAACATGAGTAAATGTTATGATCACAGTATAAAAAAAGATATGCTTGATTCTTATAGTTGGAATAGTAAAGAAGAAGCAAAAGCAAATATACTAAAAAATTATAAAGAGTTAAGGCAATGGGTTGATAAAGAGTTAGAAAAATATAAACAACCTTTAGGGGGAGACTTTGATAAATGGTACGAAGAATACTCTGGAGGTACATGGGAGGAAAACAATGACACCAACTAAGATAGGAAAAATATTAATACAAACAATTATAAAAGAATTAGGCGGTAAACTAAATGGACAAGGCCAATACCTTGATGGTATGGGTACACAGTTTTCATTTGATTTAAAAGGTAAGTCTTTTTCAGTTGACCTA